AGCATCCGCGTGTTCAGGTCCAACAGCGGCAGCAAAATCGAATTCCCAGAATCCAGCCGGCCATCGGCAAACTCTCAGGAGTTTTGGGAGCGCGTCACGCGGGACGGGCTGGCCGCTATCAACTGGCCGTATGAGTTGACCGTCAACGCCTCGAAAATCGGCGGGGCTTCGCTGCGGATGGTGATGGAAGTCGCGCACCGGACCATCGGCGAGTATCAGATGATCGCGCAGAAGATCGCCGCGCGCATCGACGCTTGGCGGATTGCGAAGGCGATTCAATCGGGCGAACTCCCTCCGAATCCTGACTGGTGGAAAATCGCGCATTCCGCGCCGGCTGAACTCACTGCGGACCGGGGCTGGTCTTCGCAGGTTGACCGCGAGGAATACAAGCTGGGCTTCGTGACGCTTAAAGACGTTGCCGCGCGCCGTGGCAAATGGTGGGAAGAAGAACGGGACCAAGCCGAGGCCGAAACGGACGACCTGCTTATGCGCGGGCGCAGGCTGGCTGAGAAGCATGGCATCACGATTGAAGCCGCATTGTCCCTACTGCAACAGCGCAGCGCGAATCCGCCCGCGATGATGACGGAAGACGATAGTGCGGACGAACCTGTAACCGACGATGAAATCACTACTTGAATCACAAGACCTGCTGTTGATTGACCCGCGCCGATGGTCCGCGCGCATTGCGACGCTTGCCGAGATTTCGCCGGGCGCGCCGGGCGCAATGGGCTTTGAGGATGACGACGGCAACGAATGCGACTGCTACGGCGACCCGATTCCACAGATGACCGTTGACGCGGACGGCATCGCCACGGTGCCTGTGCGCGGCACGATTCAAACCGGGTTGCCGTCCGTCGCTTCGGCGTTTGGCTTCGTGGACACGGCCAAGATTCGGCGCGACATGGAAACCGCGCTCGCCGATTCAAACGTGAAAGCGATCCTGTTGGACTTCGATTCGCCGGGCGGTTTCGTGAGCGGCACACCAGAGCTTGGCGCGTTCATCGCGGAGGCCGCGAAGCGCAAGCCGGTTTATTCGTTCACGTCTGGCATGTGTTGTTCTGCGGCCTACTGGCTGGCCGCTCCGTCGCGCGCGATTTTTGCAACTACCAGCGCGGAGGTTGGCAGCATCGGCGTTTATGTCGCGCACCAAGACATGAGCGCGCTTGCCGCCGCGATGGGGATCGTGGTGAAGGTTTTCCGCTCTGGAAAATTCAAGGGCGCAGGCGTGCCCGGAACGTCACTGAGCGAGGAACAATCCGCTTCGATTCAACAGCGGATTTCAAGCCTCGCCGCCGTGTTCAAGGGCTTTGTGTTGGAGCATCGTCCCGGCATCGCAGAGGCCGCGATGGAAGGCCAGACGTTCATGGGCTACGAGGCCGGGCGCGAGTCACTGACGGACGCGCTGGTTTCTGATATTGGCGAAGCGAAAAAAATGTTGCTCGCGGACTTGACGTAGTAGCTGGCCTAATGTAAAGAGAAGCAAAACTTATGACAGCACTTCAAGAGCTTACCAACCTCCGCGCGGAAAATGCCTCGTTGAAGGCCGCCGCGTCCGCCTTGCCGGACATCGCCGCACTCACCGCCGCCCGCGATTCGCTGACTGCCGCGAATGCGACGCTTTCCGCTGAACGCGACGCGCTCGCCGTGAAGTTGGCCGACGCTGAGAAAGCCAACAAGGATTTTGCCGCTGCTGTGGAAACCAAGGCCGCAGAGGTTGCTGTTCAGCAGCTTGCCGCCGTCGGCGCTGAACCCGCGAAGGCCGCTCCCGCGCCCGCCGCTGTGAACATCCTCGCCGCACTGGACGCCGAGAAAGACCCGGCCAAGCGCGCCAAGATGTTCAAAGAAAACCGCGCCGCGATTCGCGCCGAGTTCAACCGCACTCACCAAAACTGATTTTCAGTAGCAACCCCAAAACAAAAACATCATGGCCACCTACACCAACCTCGACGACGAGATTATCAGCCAGAGCGCGCTGGAGTCCTTCGTGAAAATCCTCGCGCCTTTCCGCGCGTTCTCCACCAACTTCTCGGCTGCGCCCGGCACGCGCGGCGCAAATGTGCTTGTGCCCCTCGTGTCTGGCTTGACCGCCACCACATTTGGCGGCAGCTACGCCGTTTCCGGTGGCAGCAAGTCCGTCGTGACGATTTCCTTGAGCCAGCACAAGATCGTTCACATCGGTCAGGACGACATCACCGCCGCGAACAGCTCCGCGAGTTCGCTGGAGTCCTTCGGCCGGCAACAGGGCGCTGCGCTCGCGCTGCTCGTGCTTCAGGACGTGCTCTCGCTGGTGACTACGGCGAACTTCTCGCTGGCCACCGCCGTCACTTCGACCGCGATGGACGTGCCGCAGTTGCGCAAAGCGCGGCTTGACCTGAACCAAAACGACGTGCCTGCCGAGCCGCGTTCGATGCTCATTGACTGCACGCCTTACGATGCGCTGCTTGGCGTCACGAACTTCGTGCAGGCCCACATGTTCCGCGACAACAGCGTGCTTCAGGAGGGCAAGGTGATGCGTGCCGCCGGGTTCGATTTCTACGAACTCAACAACCTGTTCGCGTCCGGCGCGAGCGTGATGGCCTTTGCCGCCCACCCGAACGCCATCGCGGTTGCGATGCGTTATCTCCAGCCGCAAGACCCGTCCGCCTACGAGTCCGCCTACGCCGTGACCGACCCCGAAACGGGCATAACACTGGGCCTGCGGAAGCACTACGATGCCAACACCGGCACGCGCTACCTGAACATGGAGTGCAACTACGGCTACTCCAAGGGCCTTACCACGGCTGGCCGCGTTATCAAGCGCACCGACTAATCGAGGCGCGCACCAACGGCGGGAGGCGACCCCTCCCGCCTTTTTCTTATGTCCAACCAAACAAACGGCGGAGCGTATTTCGCGGGCAACCTGCGATGCGACACACTCAACGGCGTGGAGCTTTACGTTGCGAAGCTGTCGCAATCCGGCACGGATGCTCCGACGGCAACGGTTTTCCGAAACGACCTTGACGGGACTGTGGTTTGGGCGCGCGCGAGTGAGGGCACCTACACTGCCACCTTGACAGGCGCATTCCTCGCCACCACTTACGTGAGTGTGACGCCCGGCATTGAATCATCGCACACGGCAACGCGGACCAGCGCGAACGTCATTACGCTGACGACCTGCGACCCGCACGGCGCGCATGCCCTTGCGGATGATTTGCTTGAAGGGACGTTTGTAGAAATCAGAGTGTATAACTGAGCCAACATCTAACTTGCCGAGCGTGTGAGTCCGCCCGGCGAAGTTTTCCGAAACGCGTTAGGACAGCCGTGGAGACTCACCTCCACGGCTGAATTTTTTATGAGCAACAAGATTAGCCTCTGCATGATTGTCGGCAACGTCGCCGAATACATTGAACGCTGCCTGCGAAGTTTCGCGCCCGTGGCGGATGAAATCGTTTTGGTGCGCGCGATTGGCGCGGCGAAACCGGATGACACGCAGGCCATCGCCATGCGCGCCTGCCGCGAGCTTGGCAAGCCACTGGTGTGGGGTGAATACAAGAACAAGCCAGAGCACGCCGACTGGCCGCATGTGGATAACTTCGCGGCGGCTCGCCAGATGAGCTTCGACCTTGCGATGAATGACTATTGTTTCTGGTGCGACTCTGACGACATTCTCGAATCAGGAGCTGAACACGTCCGCGCGCACGCGGCAGCGGCGAAGTTTGACGCCCACGTTTTCCCTTACAAAATCAGCACGTTAGGTGTAAGCATCCCGCGCGAACGGTTGGTCAACAGGCGGGCGGGCCGCTGGCAGTATCCGGTGCATGAATGTTTCACGTTCAACGTGGAACCTGTCAGCGGCCCGCATGACGACCGCGTTGTGATTTTGCACGCCCCGCTGATGACGAAAACCGGCAGCAACGAAAGGAACCTGCGGATTCTGAGGAGCATTCCCGACGATGAAATGCACCCCGGCCTGTTGTATCACTTGCACGGAGAGCTTCAAGGCATCGGCGACATTGAGGGCAGCATCAAGGCCGCGATGCGCGCCTTTGAAGACCCGCGACTTGGCCGGCCAGAGCGTTACGAGATGCTGCTGAACATCGCCCGCATGACGACCGACCCGGCGCAACGTGAAACACTGTTGCATGAGGCTTACAAAACCGACCCTACCCGGCGTGAGGCGCTTGGTTCGTTGTCTGGCAATGCGCTGGATTTCGGCAAGCCGGACCTTGCGCTTGCCTACGCGCAACAGATGCGAGCCACGCCCCCGCCGCGTCATACGGATTGGAACAACCGCAAGCATTTTTACGGCTACGTCGGCACGGATATTTACTGCCAAGCGTTGCGCGCAAACGGCATGACGATGGAAGCGGAAGCCATCCGACGTGATGCCTTGATGCGGGCTGGCGGCTGCAAGATTTCGCTGTTGCACGCGACGCGCGGGAGGCCGCAGGGCGCGGTGATTGCGCGCAAGCTCTGGTATGACCTTGCGGACCACCCTGACGAAATCGAGCACATCTTCGCGTTTGACAACGACGACGCGGAAAGCCACTGCCTGCGGCGGTTTCACCACGTCGAATTGCAACCGGGCGGCGGCTGCGTGGCGGCATGGAATGCGGCGGCGGCAGCTTCGCTTGGCCAAGTTTTGATTCAACTCTCCGACGATTGGACGCCGGTTCAAGGCTGGGACACGCTGATTCTGAACAGGTTCGGAGACTTGAAACAGCCGCGCGTGTTGGCCATATCTGACGGACACCGGACGGATGACTTGCTTTGTATGGCGATTTGCACGCGGGCGTATTACGGGCAGGACTGTTTTATGTTTCACCCCGAGTTCACGGGCGTCTATTCTGACAACTGGTTCACGGAGCTTGCCTACGCACGCGGGCAGGTTATTCAGGCGCGCGACATCGTGTTTGACCATCGCCACCCGATATTCACCGGAAAGCCGATGGACGCCACCCACGCCGCACAGAACGCGCCCGAGCGCTACGTGCAAGGTAAGGCTGTTTTGGAAAAACTGCGGGCGGCGGTGGACTGGTCAAGCGTGCCGGGGTTTTTCAACTTCCCCGAGTTCTATGACAAGGTTGCCGCGCGGGTGAATGATGGCGACACGCTGGCAGAAGTCGGCGT